GATGTGCGGCACTACATGCTGGCAGACGGTCATCCACGGGATGAACTACGGGACTTAATGTTTCATGTGGAACTACCCAGATGTGATGACTACGGGGATACCCCCAGATTAGTTGGTTGCGCCATAGCAGATGCACAGGGAGCAGACGCTATCCTCTTGTTGGATGCTGATTGCTGGCTAGAGAAGGGTCATATACAGCAGATGGTAGAAGTCATGCAGGCTCAAGATGCCCCTGTCGTTACATGTCCTAGAAACCTGTACAGGACTAACGGTAGCTACATGTGTATTGACAAGGAATCAGATGGTATCCACTTCAATGACACTAACTGCTACCTTATCAGGAGGGATGCTTTTCACTTGTTAACTGCATGGGGGTTCAAAGATAAGAAGCTGTGCATCATTGATGACCGTGTGTTCTGGTCAACCGTGTTGGGTAGTGGGCTAAAGATAGCTAGGTCACGCATTCCCACTGTGAACTACCCTACCAGCTTTGCCTTTCACTACAGTCAGAACAAAGAGCCTATCCCTGATGACACTAAAGTAATCATGCAGATAGACGGGGAGTTGACAATGAGAACATACGCTCAATATAAAGAGTTAACAGGAAAGACAGAAGTATGAACGTAGAGATACACACACTAGCATGGCCTAACACCCATGTTGATATGCTCAAGTCCCATAGTGATGTCTGCCGCCATCTAGGGCTGGAGGTAGGTTACTCTATCCAGCAGACTCCGCATGGTCAGTGGATGGACAACATTCTGGCTAACAGCGCCTCTGATGTGGTTGGCTTCCTAGACATTGACTGTGTACCTACCAATAGGAAAGTGGTGGACGATGCTATAGCGTGGGCAGCAGAGAACAAGTCCTTTGTAGGCATTGCCCAAGTTAGTAATCACATCCCTCCAAGGTCACACATCTTTGCTTCTCCTGCTTTCTTCTTTATCTGGCGTAAGACTTGGAAAGCTATGCAGCGTCCTACCTTCTCAGAGACTCCTAACTCAGACGTAGCAGAGAACGTAAGCTACGCAGCAGAGATGTCAGGCATACGTTACAAGACCCTGTACCCTACTCACTGGACAGCAGAGCCAGTAGAAGGCCATGCGTGGCGGCTGCACACTTACGGCTTGTACGGTGTAGGCACACACTTTGAAGAAGGCGTGTACCATTTATTCCAAGGTCGGATAGAAAGGAACATACAAATGTTTGTTAACCGCTGCGATGACATTATCAAAGGCAAGTTCAGTACAGAACACATGATGGACAGCCGCCATCCCTATCATGGAAAGATTTGTCCGTGAAGTTTGACCTCCAACACTTCTACAAGTTCTGTAGCGAACTCAAGATTGAGACTAAGGAGGAAGGCCTAAAGAAGATGGGCAACCTCCTAGGTACGCAGAAGTACGTCATGGAGGAAATACAAAAAGGCTTGGCAGAGGACATCCACTTCTTTGTTATCTTAAAAGGCAGGCAGTTAGGCATCACTACCGTCAGCCTTGCCCTTGACCTCTACTGGCAGTTCACACACCCCGGATGGCAGGGCACGTTGGTGGCAGACTCAGAAGAGAACAGGGATATGTTCCGCTCTACGTTAGCTATGTACATGGACGGGCTACCCAAGGAATACAAGATACCCCTGATAGCCCACAACCGTAACCAGATGGTTCTGAAAAACAGAAGTCGTATCTTTTATCAGATTGCTGGCAACAAAAGTAGACTAGGGCAAGGCAAGGCTATCACTTACCTTCACGGTACAGAGACTGCTAGTTGGGGTAACGAAGAGGGACTAGCTTCCTTAATAGCCTCTCTAGCAGAGAAGAACCCAGAACGCCTATACATGTTTGAAAGCACAGCGCAGGGCTTTAACATGTTCCACGACATGTACAAGGTAGCCAAGTCTGCCAAGACCCAGAGAGCAATTTTCTGTGGCTGGTGGCGTAACGAATACTACTCCGTAGATGCAAACAGCAACATCTACAAAGTTTATTGGGATGGCAGGCTAACTCCAGAAGAGAAAGAGTGGACAAAGGACATTAAGAAACTGTACGGCGTAGAGATTAACTCCCGTCAGATGGCATGGTGGCGATGGAAGCTAAGTGAAGGTATTAAGGATGAGTCCCTAATGTACCAAGAGTTTCCTCCTACAGAAGACTACGCCTTTGTGATGACAGGCACTTCTTTCTTCTCGCACAGCCGCTGTACAGAGTCTGCCAAGGTTGCTAAGAAATCATTGCCAGACTGCTACCGCTATGTCTTTGGTCAATCCTTCCAAGACACCGAGGTGCTGAAGTCTACCGAGCGTCTGGGTACTCTGAAGGTCTGGGAAGAGCCTGTAGATACCGCTTACTACGTCATAGGTGCTGACCCTGCTTACGGAAGCAGTGATTGGGCAGATAGGTTCTGCATACAGGTCTATCGCTGCTATGCCAACGGGCTAGACCAAGTAGCTGAGTTTGCTACCTCTGAGATGAACACCTATCAGTTTGCGTGGGTGATAGCGCACTTGGCAGGAGCCTACAAAAACTCTACACTCAACTTGGAAATCAACGGCCCCGGGCAGGCTGTCATCAATGAGATTAGAACCTTGAAGCGCATGGCAGTTAGCATGAACAACAAGATGGGGTCTGACCTGATGGACGTACTTGGCAACATGTCCAACTACCTCTGGCGGCGTAATGACTCTCTTGGTGGGCCAAGCATGAGCATAGGTTTTCTGACAACCAGTTCCACCAAAGAGCGGATGCTGGCTTACATGAAAGACTTTTTTGAGCGTGAGATGATGAACGTGCTGAGTATGGACTTGCTAGAAGAGATGAAGACCATCGTGCGTGAGGACGGGTTCATAGGAGCGCCCGGTAGAGCCAAGGATGACAGGGTGATAGCCTCCGCACTAGCAGTCGTTGCTTTTGCAGAGCAAGTCCAGCCCCGCCTTATCGCCGCTAGGATTACCCGTGAAGTGAGTAAGTCACAGGAAGACTACACGGCAGAGCAGCTTTCTGTTGGCAGAAACGTCAGTGACTACCTTAAAAAGATAGGAATGTTCGGCTCATGATTGTCCTAACAAAGAAAGAACTGCTGCGGCAGATACAAAAGTTTTGTGCTGACAAGGAAAGAGGCATCTCTATTCCCCTGTTTTGCGAGTTAGCGGGAATACACAAGGAGCATTTCCGAGATGTGTTTGTCCGTCAGTGCGAACCGCTTACCGAATACGTCCAGATGCGTGTCAACAAAGCCTATACGCAGTGGAAGGCAGGCAATGTAAAGGTAATGAGACGCAGGGATTTAACCCGGTATGTGGAGTACAGGAAGACACCAGAACCCCCCATGATGGCGGGTATGGGGCTGAAAGTTACCTCTGACGGGATAAAAATCAAGGTGGGAATGGTCAACCGCCATGATTACAGTGAAATTGACCTTAACGAAGCACTTAGAGGGTAACTATGGCTATTTTGAGAGACTACTACTGCGAATCACACGGCATCTTTGAGGCTTGGGAGCCAGAATGCCCTATGAAGCTATGCAAGGCCGCTATTTCTGTTGTACACCTTAAACCAGTAGGTACAAGGTCTGCAAAGACGGCAAAAACGGATAAAACACTGGAAGGATTAGCCAAAGACTTTCAGATGACCGATATCAAGTCCACCAAAGAGGGTGAACACCAAACAGGCTATCTCAAGCGCAACAACAAGCTAACTGACAAGCAATATGCCGAGGCTACAGCCGCCAGTGAACACTTTGAGAGCCAAAAACCCAAAGAAGGACGGGCTGGTGACTCCGCAATCTGGGGAAATGGGGGTAACATCTCTATGAAATCCGTACTTGGTGGACAATTTAAGTCCGTCATGGGAGAATCTGTAGGCATCAATCCCAAAGAAGCGGGGAACTTGACAGGGCCAAAACCGGCGTCTTATATTCCAGACCATGAAAACTTAACGGTTCCTAAATAATGAAAATTCCATCAAACCCAATTGAGAGGGAAATTTTCTACCTTGACCTGATACAGAAGTGTCTAGTGTCAAGGGAAGACCGCAGACCCGACTATGCGGGGTTGAGAAGTTATTATTTGTTTGGCAACGGGCCTAGTGAGACTCCTGCCATCTACAACAAAATTTATCCGCACATTGACCAACTGACCTCGTTCCTCTACTCAGCAGAGACAACTAGGTTCAGCATCAATATTGGTGCGTCGGTGGACGAAACAGAACACACCAAGATTCCTACTCTTACTCGTGCGCTGAATGATGAGTGGCTCAACAGTAATGCTGACCAAGTTTTCTCGCAAGCAGTGTCGTGGTCTTTGTGTTACGCCTCTACTTTTGTAAAACTGATTATCAATAATGGTATTCACCCCTACATGGTAGAGCCTGCCTGCATGGGTGTGCTGCGTGAGGACAGTCCTTACACTGACAGACAAGAAGCTATTGTTCAGACGTACTACATCACTAAGTCAGAGTTGTATTCCCGTCTGTACTCTCATCCCAAGCGCGAACAGATTGTCAAACGTGTTAGCGCTACTCAGCATGAGAGAACAGAAATTGCTAATGGCGTAGAGAAAATTATTCTCTCTGCCAGCAACCCAACCATGTACGGTAACGTCAATCTTGACTTGTCAGGCCTCAACAAATACAAAGCTGTTGTTGCGGAAGAGACAGTAGAGATGACCGAGTTGTGGGTGTGGAACGATGACACCAATGATTACCAAGTAGTTACCAAGGCAGACCCAGACATCATTGTCTATGACCGCAGCGGTGAGTCTATTTTCCTCAAGGGTGAGTTGCCTTTCATTCAAATTTGTCCTAACCCTCAGTACGATTACTACTGGGGTACGTCTGAAGTTTCCCGTCTAATTTACTTGCAACAGTTACGCACTAAGCGTATGGCTGAAATATTAGACTTGCTGAGTAAACAGGTATCACCTCCTACCGCCCTGATTGGCTTTACCGGCATCTTGGATGAGAAGAACTTTGCTCTTAACCGGGCTGGTGGTTTACTTGCAACTGACATGCCCAATGCGAAGGTAGAGAAGTTAGCGCCTACTATCCCGCCTGACTTGTTCAAAGAGATTAATGAGATTGATGCCATGTTTGAAGAGGCATCTGGCATCTCCTCTATCCTGCAAGGCAAGGGTGAATCTGGGGTGCGCTCTACTGGTCACGCTAGTCAACTTGCCCGTCTTGGTAGCAGCAGGGCTAAAAAACGTGCGCTGGTTATTGAAGACAGCCTAGAAAAGCTGGCAACCCTGTATCTCAAGTGTATGCAAGTCTATGACAACACACACTTCAAGGATGAGAAGGGCAATAAGTTCATTGCAGAACAATTTACCAAAGACTTTGTGGTCAAAGTGGATGCTCACAGCAACTCGCCCATATTTATGGAAGATTTGCGCCAACTGGCATTCAATTTGTTCAAAGCACAGGTCATTGACAAAGAATCCCTGCTTGACTTGTTAGAGCCTCCTATGAAGCAGATGCTCAAGGATAGGCTAAAAGTTATGGAACAAAAAGCAGCGGAAAAAGCGTCGCAGCAACCCCCACCACCTCAAAAAGCACCCCCTAAGGAGCAATAATGGCAACACCCGGTTCACCAAAAGCAGGGGTTACTCAGCCCCGTGCAGACCAGCCAAGAGTAAATACCCCAACCCTACAAAGGGGAGAGGCCAGCCCCAACTTGACATATCGCCAAGTTGGATATAAAACCAGCGGTGGGCGTAGTCAACGGGACTATGCTCGGCGTTGACCAACAGGAGTTTCTCATGTACAAAACAGCAAAGCGCGGTCGTAAGACTCGTCGGTAAGAATTCCGTAAGGAATAGGGTATGGCTGCTTCCCCTAGTAAGTAAGTGGCCGCCTTCATGAAGGAGCGCATTATGCGTAAAGGTCGTAAAGGACGTAAGTCTCGCAAGTAATCAAGGGTAAAACCTTGGTTGCCTAGAGCAGCGCATCATTGGCGGTTGGATGATAAATAACCGCCACCTATTGACAAATTGTTTGTATGTGTTACAAACGCGCCAAAGGAGTTAGTTATGGGTGTACCCTCGGATAAATTGATGGAGTTAATGCGAGGCAGTCGTTCTGCTGGCGCAGCAGCCCCCGGAAGTATGCCCACTGGAGCGCCTGCCGTTTCTGATATGTCGGACGAGGGAACCCCTCCGATGTCTTCTCCTATGTCCACCCCAGAGCCAAAGATGGGTAGCAAAGAAGCTGCCATGATTAATGTTGGCATGGCAATGGACTTGCTAGAACAATCGCTCCCCGCTCTAGGGTCTGAGTCAGTGGAAGGGCAAAAGGCTCTTGCAGCTATTCGTTCCTTGACCGGCCTTATGGGGCCACGAAAAAACAAAACTAATGAGTTGCAGCAGTCAGAGATTCTGCAAATGTTGCAAACTCTACCTCAAGCTGGTGGCGCAAGCCCAGAGGGAAAAGCAATGGCAAGCGCGCCGATTCCCGGTATGCCCTCACCCG